GGTGCGTGTGTAATCCCTGTTAGGTTTGAGTTAGAGAATGCGTAAAATGTCCCTCCCAACCCACTCAACATACTTAAATCTAAATTTCCAATTAAATTACAAGAATAAGCTCTATAGTCATTAAAATTATTTGTTGATGGTGCGTGTGTAATTCCTGTTAGGTTTGAGTTAGAGAATGCGATAAATGTCCCTCCCAACCCACTCAACATACTTAAATCTAAATTTCCAATTAAATTACAATTCTGAACCCTATAATTAGTAAAATTATTTGTTGATGGAGAATGGGTCATTCCTGTTAAAAGAGGATTATCTTCCATTCTTACAACACCACCAATATTTGGTATTGGTGAAAGATTTAAGTTCCCATATAAATTTTCATCATTAAGATTAAAAGAGTTTATATTTTTAAAACTATTCCCTCTCATCTCAATGGTTCTAAGGTTGGAATCCCCCGTGAAACCAGTGTAAATTATAGAGTTTCCTGCGATTTGCTTAATCCCTGAACCATTATCTAATCTCCAAGAAACTCTTTTAGAGCCACTAGCAAAAGCAATATTTGGGTCAAAAGAAGCAGTAGAGCCACTCTTTTGAAAAGAAAGTACTTGAACACTATTATTTACTGATCCAAACTGTTGTCTACTCATATGTTATTATGTATAGTCATTTCCAACAGTCCAATACATTGCCGAACCATTATATGTAAAAGAAAGTATGTCTGTAGCACTTGCTGTTGATGTAAGGGTTGGTGCACCACCACCTCCGTTTACTACTCTGTGAGTTGCAGCTAAACCATTAACTGTTCCAAATGTTATTGTTCTACCACCAACCCCATCTTGTGTTACTATAATTGTCCCATATTCACCATTTCTTACACTTGTAAGGTTTAGTGTTGTTGCAGCGCTTAATGTAACTCGATAGTTTGTACTCAAACCTGAAACATTCCAATTTATTGTAGTTCCTGTTGTTCCTAAGTTTAGGTATGGATTAACACCGCTTCCACCACCTGATGCGACAGCAAGATCAACATACTGTTTATCAACTAAAGAACGATTTGTATAATTTGTGTGATAATTTGAAACATAACTAATACCTCTTGAGCTTTTAGTATCTGTTATATACATACCACTACTATCATCTATAGCTATTTGTTGATTGAGTGCGCCGTTTTCTCTACCAATTATGGCAGATGCGGAACTCACGCTGACGTATGAATTAATGGAGCTACTACCAGATTCAGAATAAAGTCCAGCGCTACTCTTTCCTACAATTAAACTAGCTGGTTCACTATTGATAAAGCTTGATTGAATTTTTATCTGCTCAAAGTTACCAGAATCTCCAGACATCACAAAAGTGCTAATTCCTGAAAGAGATATTATTGTATTTCCAGATATTTGACCTCCAAGAGTAATGTTATCACCAGATTTTGTTAAACCATTAGATGCTGTTGTAGCATCTGTAGCGTTTGTTAAAAATATACTATACAAATCAGTACCTCCCGAATATATAACTCCGCCTGTTCCTGCGGATAAATTTCCAGAAACTTCAACATCATTAAACTCGGCAGTTCCACTGAATTGGTCATTTACGGAAATTCGACCAGTTCCAAAAGTTACTCCAGTAGGTATTAATTCTCCAATCATTTTTATTTTTTTTAATAAATAGTTTGTTAATATTTAATTATGTCACTTTCTTTTACAATCCACTTATCATATGTATTATCCCATCTAATCTGTAGTTCCACATTAAGAGATGTGTCTCCTGATATGTAAATGCTTCTTATATCTTCTGCGTATCCACGATAATTTGTTGCAAGAGCATAAAGACCATCTTCTAGTTGCCCAAACTCATAATATCCCGCCAAGTCTGTTGTAGTTGTAACAAATGCTAAATTAGGATAGATAAGTTGCATAGTAGCCCCCGTAACTATACTTCCAGATACATACCCACTTAATGAATATTCCGCTAGTGGACTTTCTGCTAATAATGATTCTGGGACTGTGTATGCTGCAATATTTCTGGTATAGCGACTATCGGATTGAACTCTAACAAATGTTCTAACTGCCTCAGTCTGAGTTTTTGCTGATTTTGTATCAGAAAAAGTAACAACAAATTGTCTAACGCCAAATATATTTTCCATATACTTGACATTTCCAACTCTGTACAAGAATGAACTAGCATTACCTTTCAGCGGTATTGAAGCACTTCTAATTGCTTTATTTGTAGAAAACTCAGAAGTCGGTAGTTTAATTTTACTTTCCGCAAAGTGCTTATTCTGCTCATTTTTTGAAATAGGATAATTAAATATGGTGCCTGAAAAACTTGTATCTCCAGTGTTATATGCAATTTGAATTAAATATTCATCTGCACCCTCCCCTTCTGACCAAAAGAATTCAGGCGCAAAAGTGGTCAAAACACCTTCTACAACTGGATATTCTAATTGAGGTTTATCTGGAACTGTAAAATAAGTAAAATATGCACCTCTAACATCAAGCCCCGTGAAATCACCTTCTGTAATAGTGTGAACAGGATCTGTTGTTGTGAAATTCACTGTGTCATTCCATACTTGTTCAGTCAGCTGACCGTCAACATAAGTGTAGTAATTTTCATAATTCAACCCCTTATCAATCTCAAAACTAAACTCTGTCTCAATAAAGTATTGACCTTTATCTTCAAATAGCTCTTCTTTAAGTTGACCTAGTTTTTTTGAATATTGATCTGGATAAAAATCGTAAATATTTGTTGTAATACCGCTTGTGTTTGCTGTATATGTTTCGTACGGCTCATCTAAAAGAGGTTGTAACAATTTAGCATCTTCTTGGGCAAGTGGTTGATCATAAGCTCTAACAAAGTTAATTTGAGGATTACTTCCTAATTTTTGACCAGTTCTTTGGCTGTATGTTGAATCTACTGGAGATGCTGGGTTTTTTGATTTAATCTCAGTTTGAACATCAATAGTTGGTTGATTTATTTGGAAGTTTTTAAATGTTTGATATTCAATTTTATAAACTTTGTGAACAATTTTTGTGATGGTTGTTATAGCACTTGTGCTACCTGTAAATGTATATCTTATAAATGGGTGAGCAAGGTTTGTAAATATGCTTAATGGGTTTTGGCCATAATAGTCGTTTGTTCCACCTATCGTTGTATAAGTGGGAATTGTTTGTGCAAATACAGGCACATTACCATCATAAGATTGAGCCCAATAATTATTATAAAAAGCTTGCATTGAAGAGTTATTATCTCCAACAGTTGTGTAATATCTTAATTTTTCTGGTATCGACATATCAATATTCTAATTTAATTAGCTAGCGTTGGAGGTATTTGCTGCCCCCCTATTAGTGTTCCGCTTGTTTCAACTATTCCGCCAATATCATACCCTTCTAATCCTGCGGTTATAGAATTAGGATTTACAAGCATTTGTACAGATGGATAACTAATATTATCTTCAAGCGTTGTAACGATAATTGCATTAAGATTGATATTGTGTATATCTAACTCGACTTGGTCATTTACTTTTGTGCTTAAACTTACAACAGTTATGGCTGGTTCGTAAATATCTAACCTTGTTCTAAATTCCGAACCATCATTAAGACCAGGCTTATAAACAAATTTTTGCCTGTTAAATACAGTATTTCTAATTATAGTACCTTGGGTGTCAAATATTGTTGTAGCAGGAATTAACTGTTCAACATATGTACTAAAATTAAGCTCAATTAAATCTAGGAATGGTTGTAATTTATGAAATGTCAATCTATGAGATTGAGGATTACTCCACATATAATAACTTAAATAAGCATTTCTTAATGTCGGATAAAAGAAAGAGGTGTCTGTGTATCCTAAAACTTTTCTGTCTCTTGGCTCTATCGAGTTTGTGTAAATATGCTCAATGTATTGAGCAAATGTCATTCCCGTAATGTTTTCTGGTTGAATTACAGCACAATCTGCAGCGTATTCAAAAGGAACAGTTAGAGAGCTAAAGGGTGGCGCCATACTACCCCACAACCAACAAGTTCCGCTGAGTTGATAGAATTGAAAAACATCACACTCTATAGCTTGAGCTGGATCTAACCCTAAATCAATTTCTTTTGTATTTACTATGTTTTCAGAGCCAAAAACACTCTCATTTCCAACTACAACTTTGATATTATCAAGTTCTTCTAAAGGATCGAATTCTGGCGCCCACTGATTTATATAGTTATCTCCATTTCCTCTTCCAAGGCCACCTTCTTGAAAAATGTAATTAGATACGCTATAGTTTATGTACCCGTTTTCATTTATTTTATTTGTATCAACTGCAAATATTTCTGTTGCCTGACCTACTTCAGTGCCTAGCGCACCTTCCGTCAATGTTGTATTTTGATAAAAAGCTTGATTAATTTTATAAGTAAATTCATCAAATCTCAAAAGACACTCTGGCGCTCCTAAAAGTTTAAATATAAACTGAATTGCATCTCTAGTTCCTTTCTTTTTGTATAACCAATTTATGTTTATTAAAATCCTTCTCCATATCTCTAAATTATAATGAGAAAAAGAATTATCTGCACCATCAGCATTTCCTGCTAAATATTGAAACAAATCAAGCTCGCTAAAACTATCAGATAATTTCCAACCTAACAAGTTGCTAAGTTTTTTTAAGAATTTATCTGGAACATTTTCTACTTTATTATAGGAAATTGTGTGCGCAAATGCTATACCATCTATATATTTTTTAATTTCATCAAATTCATGACCATAACTTTGAACAAGACTCGCATATATTTGCTGTTGAGAATCAAGCTCAAGATAATTTTCAGGTATTACCGTTTTTACTAAAATGTTTGTTTTTGCATCATCAGTATTAGCTGCAGCTATAAGCATTGATTTTTTAAAAGACTCAAAGCTAGTACCATATGTATCTGGATTAAAACCATCTATGGTTGTTGGCCATAAAAATTTATTTTCTACCTCAGTTCTATCATTTTCTACATCCAATGTTTTTAGCGTAAAACCATACAGCATATTATATTCCAACTCAGTCAGTGCAAATTTGAAATTTGCTAATCTTTGTTTTGTTGGTCTTATATAAATTGGTAATGAGCTTGTGGTACCAGTAACTCCCTCTAAAAAATCATTAACAGAAAACTCTAAATAAGCTGCTGTATTAGAAGAAAAAGAGAATCCTTGTATCTCTAATACTTGTGTTTGAGCAGAACTAGTTGTAGAGCTCATCTGAATGGCAAACTGACTATAATCACTAGCAATTGATAAAGATCCTATTGAGCTCCCTGAATTTATAATAACACTACCCTGATTTTTTAAGACAGAATAAGGTATCTTAAAACTAGCAGATTTTTGACCTGTTAAGTTATTGTAATTAGGTGTATAATCATATATAGTTGTCCCAGTTCCTTCATTATATGCCAATATGGCATATGGAAAAATTTCTGTAACAGTATTTATCGCATTTACAACCTCTGTGTAAAAAGATCCAAAGTAAGCGTAAGAATATGAATCTGAAGGATTTAAATTGAGCTCATTAGGCGCTACGCTATACGCATTAGGCGGCTTTAAGTTAACCCCATCAAGACTTTCAAGGGTAGAAAAACTGCCAAAGCTAAGCCCTAATGTCCCAGCGCTCAATGGCTCTGATGGATTATCTGTATATATTCTGAAGTCACCAAATGTAAAAATTGATGGTGAACTAGAGTTCGCCAATCTTACATCTTCACCAGGTCTGTAAAAGACGGATAAAGTATTTGCTGTATCAGGTAATGTCAAAAAATTAGAAGGCACTTTTAATAGTATTTTTTATAAATATTACCAAAAAAGAATTCGAATCTAAAAGGTTATTACTTTTTTTAACTTAAAACTATTTAGATTAATAAGTTTTTATAATAATTTTTATCGAATATTTATTTATAAAAACTAGAAATGGGTAGTTACTTACAGCCAGAGCCGCTAACGTATATAAATATTAAATTAACTGACGCTGGAAGAAGAAATCTTTCTTTGGGTCAGCTTACTTTTAATTCAGTTGTTTTCTCTGATAAGGAAACAAATTATGGTATTGACAGAACTAATCAGTATGATCTTAGTTGTGGTAATAGAATTTTGTCTCCAATTGATGTCGAACCTAAATTAACTCTTAGTTATGATGGAAGTAATCCTGCGCCAATACAATCTGTAGGTTCAGCGACAAAGATAGTAACTGCTATGACTCAATCAACAGGATTTTTCTCAGGTGCTACAAATAGATGGATTGTTGATTCAGGTCTTACAATCGGCCATTCTATAATTTCATATTCAGCGCAAACACCAAACGGCTCAAATACCATACAGATGACGGGCGGAACTTATTTCCCTTCTGGAGGAGAGTTGATGTTTGTTGTTTGGAACACCATTCAAAATAGTGGAGCTACTTATTCTGACCATTTAATAATGTCAGCAAATCCAAGTGTGGCACTTTGGTATAGAGTATTAACTGCGGACACAAGTACATCTGTTGTAACTTTAGATAGAGATTTGCCAAACTTCGGCTCTACAGTTGCAACATCACCACAAAAAACAAATACATATTTTTATCCATTTGATGGTATTCAACAATATTATGGCTCAGCATCAACAGTAGATACTAGAGTTTGGAATTTAAATGTTGTTAGAACTAGTTCTGAGATAGGGACACTACCTGCAATTAGTGGATATACAACATATGGTTCAATAGAATATAATGGTACAAAACAATTTTTAGGATTTTCGTCTGAAACAAAAAACCTAGGTATCGTACATTATACAAATAACTTCACGGGAAATACTTACGCAGAACAACTTGTAGAAGGTACAGTTAGTATTGATATACCACATTTAATGTGGCATAGAACAGCTGGAAATACAGGTCAAGTTATGAATTGGGGTGGTCAGTTTAATGACACATACGGGCCTACAATTTTTGATGCTATAGCACAAACTTCATATAGACCATTAAGAGATGGAAGTTCAAGTACTAGTCTAGAAGTGGGCAGGGTTTACCATAAGTTTAAAATCATTGTAATTACAGATCAAGAGCTATTACAAGCACTCACATTCAAGTCAAATAGAAATTATACACTACCTAGTCTTACTTTAGATACTAGTCCTGCGCCTAAATTCCCTCTTACTGAGTCAACAGCATCTCCTTTTGTCAAGAGTGGATATACATACTTTGTCACTTATTTAACAGAAAGTGATTATATGTATTTATCAGGCACTTCATATGGATATCCATACGCAATGCCTTGCGCTTATTATTCAGAGTTAAATGGGTCAACAACAGCTGCGTCTGCAGATTTGTATTTAAAAGTTAATTTCCCTATAAATGCTTTTCCTTATATGAGAAGCTCAACAGGTATGGACACATATTCTGGTACAGGATGGAATTCTAATAAGGTGCAACTTTTGGTAAATAAGATTGACTTAAATACAGACCCTTTTGCTCAACCTGGAAATTTAGACACAGATTCTTGGAAATTAATTTCCGCTAATGAAGGCAATGGTATTTATAGTGGAGGAAGCACCAGTGTTGACTCTCTACAGCTTCAGGGTTATACATTTGTGATATCACAAGAAGATTATGATAGTGGAACAACATATTCGATGACAAATGCATATTCTGCATTTACTCAAAATATGGATTATTTAACATTTGGAGATGAATATATTTTCTACGGAAATGTAACAGCTGGAATTAGAGCTACTGTATTCAAATCAGTTCTTACTGCAGTAATGCCAGATACGCAATATAACAGCACTTTAAATCAAAGTTTTGATCCAGCATACGATACTGATATTTATTTTACAGAAGTGGCTGTGTTGGATTCAAAAGGAAATCTAGTCGCAGTAGGTAAGCCTACTGAGCCAATAAAAAAGAATGTAAACAGATATTTAGCAATACAATTAGAAATAGATTTTTAAAAAAAATTTAATTTAAAGTATTTATTTAAAAGAATAAAATTATGGGAAAATTAGCTTCAGCATCCACAGTTTATGCCACTGCTTATCTTACGGATAAAGGTAGAAGATACCTTTTTAATCAAGGAAATTTAAGATTTGATGCTGCTGGCAATGATTTGTTGGAGATTATGTATTTCACATTAAGTGATACCGATACAAATTATCAAACCGTTGTCAGATTGAAATCTGGAGATGTTCCAGATGTTTCTGGAAAGAATGATAATTGTATAAAAGCAACTGCGGATTACGTTCAGTCTAATTTATTGTATCAAACAGTTGACGCTTTGGTGTTGGCTAATCCTCTATATAGTACTAATCAGCCTGATAATGTTTTAACATTAGATGTTGATAGTGTTTCGACGTTCCCAGTTGCAACAGACACTCCGCCAACAACAACAATAACAGTGATACCAGGAAACACTATAGCACCAGGTGGTAATACTATTCTATAAAAACTTAAAAACATAAATATGCCAGCTTTACCAACAATAGCAAATATAAACCCTTATACTAATGCCGCAATCTTTAAGAAGGAGGTCGCATTCTCTACGCAAGATGAAATTACAAGCGCAAGTATAACTGAGGGCTATAATGTTAATGGGCCTAGTCACCCAACTATTACTCCAGTGGCTTTAGCAGGTGGAACAAAATTTGTTGTACCACTAACTACAGATACTGCATCAGGTGCGCCTTTTCTAAAATTTCATCTTCCAAATGGGACATCTTCAAATAAGATGTATGTAACATTTGCGGTGAAAAATTCAAGAATGGCTGACGGATATTATGATTATACAACAGGAATACCCGCTCTTTATAAAACCAATTTAAAGAACTTTATTGTTGCTGGATTAAATGGTCAACCTCTTTCATACAATCAATTCATAAACCTTAACGGCCCAAAAACAAAAGAGATAAGATTTACAGCTTATGGCAGCTCAACGAATAAACCTGCTGAAGCTGTGACTTTTTATATAACATTTAAAGCCGTGTTTACTCCTATTACAACTCAGCAAGCAGGAAATCAGACTTTCGTACCCGCACAAGGAGCTGGAGGTACAACACCAACAACACCTGCTTCAGGAGGCATACAACTATCAGGATTTCTAACCCCACAAAATCTTCAAACTCCTTTACAAGGAGGATAATAAAAAATATAAAAATATAAAAATATGCCTAACGTAATATTTAAACCAGTCACTAGTACAATTTCCACTAGACAAGAGAAAATCACATTCACAGGAATGAATGGTAGTGAATTAGTTTTTACACTTTGTGACAGAACGCAAACAACATCAACAGAGGCGAATTATTTCTCTTCATTTGGACTTCCATATGAAGACAGCGTTTTAGCAAGTGGCTCTACTTTAGCCACTCAGTATCCTGAGATTTACCAATTGAATCGTGACCAAATTGTTATCATGCCAATTCCAAAGGAAAATTATAGCGAATTAATCGATGGTAGAAGTATTACTATGAAAGTTCCTCAACTTAGCGGAACTACAGGAATTAGTGCTAAAACCATTTACTCTAGTACTTACACAACTTTAACAAAAACAGACAACAATGCTATACTTGGAAGTAATGTAGCTTTTCTTTTTTCTGATGAAATAAATAAGCCATACACAGGAGACACAGGTAATGGTCAATTCCCACACATAGGAAATACAACTTGGGGAACTAATATAAATTACACAGATAGACCTGCAGCTGTATCTTATGCAGATCTAGCAAATAATGACGTTAATACTGATACACGACCTTGGTCTGCTGTTAGTTTGGCAAATATTGTTCCTGAAGCATACCCTACAAACACAAACCAAGGGTATAATTATGATATTCCGCTTGGTTTTGTTGCATTAGATAAAGGATTTATCGTGTTTACTCACCCAGCGATTATAAATAATATACCTTGGGGGTTAGGTCAAATTCAAACTACAGCAGTTCCAAATACAACGTCTGGAACAACAAACATTTATTTCTCTGCATCGACAACATCGAACCTTTCTTATATAGATATTAGCATAAACTATAAGACAACTGTTGTGTGTTTAGCTTTACCACAAGAATTTTATTTTTCAAATAATCCTAGTTGGGACTTTGTATATAACTATAATGAGTTAATAAATAACACAAATGGATTTGAATCAGTATATGTTACAGAAGTAGGTATGTATAATAGAAGCAGTGAGCTGGTAGCTGTTGCAAAAATAAGCGAGCCATTGGAAAAAACTTATACAAACTTCATTAACTTTGTTTTGAATATTGATGTATAAATAAACATACTAAATAAAAGAAGCCTTGATATTAGTCAGGGCTTTTTTTATGTTTAATAAAAAATTATTATGGTATTAGCATTAGATATTTCTACAACTTGTATTGGTTATTGCGTATTTAACAACGCAGGAAAACTATTAAAGATGAGTTGCGTAAAATTCAATAGCAAGCAAACAAAATTTGAGAGACTAGAAAAGTTTATCGTAGAAATGCGCCAAGAAGGTATAGATAAAATGGAAATTGAGACAGTTGCAATAGAAGAGCCCTTAAAAAAGTTTAAAGGAAAATTCTCATCTGCCGACACTATTGCAATTTTAAATCACTTCAACGGAATGATTAGCTCTTGGTTATACACAAACTACAATCAAGAGCCTGCATATTACAATGTGAACAACGCTAGATCAACTGTGTTCCCAGGTTTAAAAGTTGCAAAGGAAGAAGGTTCAATCAAGCACGAAGTTTGGAGAAAGGTTATGGAGAAAGAGCCACAAATCAATTGGAGATATAGCCCAAGAACAAGAAAATTGATGGATGAGAACTATGATATGAGTGATTCATATGTGGTTGGCGCTTGTCATTTAGTTGTAATTAATAGACAATTAAATAGTTAATACATCAATGATGCCAATTTTAAACTTATGTTAAACCTTGTCATCATTGATTTTTTTACTTTGTAAAATATAGGTTTGCTTCAGCTTCTCTACGTCTTACAAGGCCTTTTAGTGTTTTACCTCCAGCTTTAACCCACTTCATAAATTCTAATCTGATTGATTCATCTTTAGGGTTAGTGTTTACTTTCTTGAGCAGGGTAGAAGTCTTTAAGTTTGATGGACCTAAGTTGTATGCAAATGATACCAATGCATCAAACTGATTTTGCGTAATAGTATCTACGCAATAACTATCTACATATTTCTCAAAACTTATTAACATATGTGCTAATAAGTCAGTTGCCTGCCCTTCTGTAATTACAGCGTCAGTCATTGTTACTTTTTTACCACTAGGATAAAAAGTAGCTCCGTATCCGATAGTACAAATTTTTGCTGGACATAAATAAGGCTTACTAGAAAAGCCTTCAAAACTTTTTATTAAGTTTATACCATTTTCACTAGTTTTAGTTATTTTCATATTCTTTAATTATTCTATTTATTATGTTTCTAGATAAATTATATTTCTTATGTAATTGTAATTTATTTATACCATTATTATAATCTATAATTATATCATTTTTTATATTTTCTTCTATTATTTTAAAATTATGTGGTTTGTTATTCTCATAATATTTTTTAAGCCCTTTTGAAGTCTTTTCTTTGGTTTCTTCACTTAATTTAATACCCTTCTTTTTTGACTCTTTTCCTTTAGTTCCAATAACACCTAACTTGTTTAGTTCGTAAGTTTGTTTACTTTTAAGTTCTTTTAATTTAGGATCTGACCAAGTTTTTTTAGAAGTTTCACTTCGTTTTTTTTTGTTTCTTCAGATTGTTTCTTACCAGTTAGTTTTTCTGAGATTATATTTTTTTGTTCTTGACTCATACCTTTATTACCATCACCACCATTGGTCATGTTAACTAAACTACCTAAATCTAAATCACGTCTACCATATGTTTCTATTAATAATATTTCAAGTTCTTTTGCTGATTCATAATCGATATCTTTAACTATTATCTCAACTTTATATTCAGTTTTATTAACTATATTTTCCCATAATTTATTTCTAGAACGTTTTTCATATGCTCTTTTTTCTTTTACACCAATACCAATATAAAAAATTTCATTAGTGTCTAATCGTCTATGTCTATATACTACCGCCATTATATTAATTACCAATTGTAGGAACACCTGCGGAACATTTGTAAGGAGCTATTCTGAACCCTTCAAATGATTTGATCATATCAATTCCCGCTTTCCCCGTCTTCGTTATTTTCATCTTTGTTCTTTTTTTAATAAATATTAAAATTTTTTAATGTGAAAAATATTTATTTGTATGAATACATAATTTTTTTAATCAATTTTTTTGACTAACTTTGTCTTTATGGTTGGCCAAGAAGAAAATAGATTTTTAATTGTTAATTTATTGGAAGGGTTTTTAGGTGCTCCAAAAAACTCAAGAAATTCCGATAGTAAAATACAATGGGAATTCAATTGTGTTAGCCCAACTTGTCGCCACGATCACGATAAATTCAATCTAACATATAATGCTTCAACTTTTGTTTTTAATTGTTGGAAATGTAGTTATAGAGGTTTCATATATAGACTTGTTGGGGATTATGGAAAGCAAACCGACTTAAATAGATTAAAGCTATTACTTCCTGAAAATAAGAGCCAAAATCTAAACATATTTAGAAAACCTGAAATTAACTATGATTTAATTACTTGCGATTTACCTGAAGGGTATCTTCCTCTAAGTTATGAAAGAAATACAAATCTTTATAGAATGGCTTATGATTATGCGACAAAAGAAAGAAAGATATCTCCTCAGCAAATAGACAAATATAAAATTGGATACACAGAAACAGGGCCGAGAAAGTATAGAATCATCTTACCATCACTTAATTCTGCTGGTAAAATAAATTATTTTGAGGCTAGGTCTTATATGCTTAATCCTAAAATACCATACTATAAACCTAATCACCCTAACGTACAAGATATAATTTATAATGAGTATTTTGTAAATTGGAATTTAACTGTATATTTGGTTGAAGGTGTTTTTGACTCAATTAGAGTTCCGAACTCCATTCCGTTATTGGGTAAAGGTGTTTCTCCATTATTAATAGGTAAACTATTGGAGCATACGCCAAGAGTTGTGCTTTGTTTGGATGGAGACGCCTTTAAAGATAGTGTTCAATATTATGACCAATTGACTTCGCTGGGGATAGATGTTTATTTTGTTGATTTGACAAACAAAAAAGATATTTCAAAACTATTTGAAGATGAGGGGCAAACCGCTGTTACGGCCCTATTAAAAACAGCAAAGAGATTAGATATAACTTATAGAATCACAAAAATATTAAACGAATGAAAATTTGCCATTTAGCGGACATCCAAATACGTTTTGGATCTAGACATGATGAATACAGACAAGTGTTCGGAAGACTTTATGAAGATTTAAAAATACAAAAACCTGATAGAATTTTCTTGGGCGGTGACTTGGTTCATCACAAAATCAATATGTCGCCGAACTCTTTCGAATTGTTAGCTGAGTTCTTGTTGAATCTCTCTAAGATTGCGCCAACAGATGTAATATTGGGAAATCACGACCTTAACCTACAACAACTAGAGCAAGGGGATGCAATATCTCCAATATTCAAATTGGGCGGTATGTTTGAAAAAGAAGGTGATAAGACTGCTTTTATTGTGACGAACGAAAATAAAGACGAAATTGATTACAATAAGAAGGCAATTTATTACTTTCCAAATAGTGGCATCTACAACATTGGTGACGAAATTGTGTATGGAGTTTTTTCGTGTAAAGATAATGAAATCATTGAACTACCTTTAAAAGAAGAAGGGAAAAAATACATAGCATTATACCATGGTACTGTTTATGGCTCTAGAGGCGATAATGGCTATGAGCAAAAGGGCGATAATCTAATGAGATTAAGTACTTTTGACGGGTTTGATATGGTTATGCTTGGCGATATTCACGAGTATCAAACTTTTGATAGATGGGAGGAAAAAGAAATAAATGAATATGAATTAGAAAAATATAAATCTGAAGGATGGGAAATTATAAAATAGAAAATTGATTTTAATATTATAATTTAT